TGTCCTCCGTGGTTCGTTCCGTTCTGACATGCGTAACAGTACACAGGTAGGCCACGCGGTGCAACACCCCGGATCACCCGAACGGGTAGGGGAGAACTACCCGTTCGGGTGATGGACACAGAACGGGTGTCCTGATTGACACGGGTTGTCACCCCGGTGCATGCTCGCGAAGTCAGAACCGACAGAACGGAGAAACCCCCGTGAGACGACGCGCATGGTTCGTCCTCGCGCTGATGCTGGCCGGCGTCGTATGCCTGGCCGTGGTCGGCACGAGCGAACAAGGCACCTGGTAAGAAACGAGCCCCATGGCACATCACAACCGCGCCGACTGCACACGCTGGCCCTGCAACCCGACATCCAGCCCATGGACCGGCCACCACCCCGAACCCACCACCGACGTCGACGAAGACGACGGAACCACCAGCGAAGCCCGCGTGCCGGTCCAACCACCCCGCGAGCCCCGCACCGACGACGAGAGCTGAAGGGACCCTATGCCCGAAGACGTCCGGTCCTACACCCCCCAACAGGTCGCCACGCTGTTCAACGTGCACGTGCGGTCTGTGTCCCGATGGGCCGCCCGCGGCAAACTGCGGTTCTTCCGCACCCCGGGCGGCCACCGGCGCTACTACGCCGACCAGGTCGACGCCATGATCGAGAACGGAGACCAGGCCGCATGAACCCCACCGTCATCGTCATCACGGTCGGATGCCTGTACTTCGCCGGCGTCATCATCGCCGCCGGTGACGCGCTCATCGACGAGCTGCACGAGCGCGACGCCTCCCACGCCGCCGACCTGGAAGACATCCGGGTCGACAGCCGCCGACGCATGCAGGCCGCGCGTCGACGCTTCCACTGGTCGCCCCTGTGGCCGGTGCTGCTCATTCAAGCCCTGTGGCGCCTGCGTCTCGAAACCGCGCCCCGCCACCGGGCACCACGTAACCGCTGACCAGAGAGAACCCACCCATGCGCACCAACCACCACACCCACCGCACCATCCCGGGCCTGGCGCTCGCGGCCTTCACCGCCGCGACCATCGCCGGCTGCACCATGGCGCCGGCGCCCGCCGTCGACGAGCCGGCCCCGTCCGCCAGCGTCGTCGACGACGCCGCCGCGACGCTGCCCGACCAGCCCGAAGGCCGGTTCGGCAAGCCGCTGGAGTACCCCGACGGCATGACGGTGAAACTGTCCAAGCCCGAACAGTTCGACCCGCCCGCCAGCGCCTACGCCGAAGCGAACATGCCGTACTACGTGAAGTTCACGGTGAGCATCACCAACGGCACCGACCAGCGGTTCGACCCGCTGCTGACGTCGGTCAGCGTGGCATCCGGCGAGACCGAAGGCAGCCCCGTCTACGACGTCAGCAACGGCCTGTCGGTCGCCCCGGACACGGTCATCCCGCCCGGCGACGTGCGCTCATGGGTGGTCGCGTTCGGCGTCACCGACCCGGACGACATCACGGCCCAGATCTCGCTGAACGACCTGGTGCACGACGACGCTCTGTTCGCGTTGCGGTGAACGCGTGGATCACCCTGTACGCAGGGCCTGACGAGTGCCGCGCGCAGCACGCCGGCCCGTACATCGGGGACGTGTTGCATGGCTCGTTCGTGACGTACGTCTGCGACAAGCCCCGTGGCCATGTGCGACCCGGTCAGCACTTCGACTCGACCGTGGGTTTCGCCTGGTCAGAGGACGTCGAGGCACCGCGGCTCGCTCTCGCAGGGTCGAATCCCACCGGGTGATACCCCCGTATACGGATTCGTAGGACGGCAAATCCATCCCCAGGGGTGCGCGTCAGTGCTGGTCACTGGCGCGCACCCCTGGTAGTGTTACACCTGTAAGCACCACACACACGAGAGAGGGGCCGCCGTGCGCATCGAACACGACATGCCCATGAGGCAGTACCAGCAGCAGCCGGAGCTGTCCGCGTCCGACGTCAAGGCCATCAACGAGAACCCGCACCGCTGGTTCACGAACCGGGGCCAGGAACGCACCCCCACCCCCGCGATGATCCTGGGCAGCGCCGTGCACGCCTACATCCTGGGCGACGACGAAGACGTGGTCGCGCTCGACGTCGAGAACTTCAAGACGCTCGCCGCCCGGAAGGACCGTGACGCCGCGCTCGACGCCGGCAAGTACCCGCTGACCATCGACCAGAACGACCAGGCGCAGGCCATGGCAAAGGCCGTCCGCGAGAACCGCGACGTCAAGCCCCTGTTGGCCGCCGGCAAGTCAGAGGTGTCGTTCTTCAGCGAGCACGCCGAGACCGGCGAGCCGATCCGTGGCCGCGTCGATTGGGTGGACGTCGGCGCCTGCCGCATCGTCGACTTCAAGACGTCCGACAGCGCCGACCCGGCGAAGTTCGTGAAGCTCGCCGGCCGCATGAACTACCACGTCTCCGCCGCGAACTACGGCGACGCCTGGGGCGCCCACGCCGGCACCAACCCCTGGGACGTGCTGTTCGTCGTCATCGAGCGTGACTACCCCTACACGGCCTCCGTGGTGAAGCTGGGGCAGCGCTCCCTCGACCTGGGGCGCCGCGCGTTCACGCGCGGCATCCACACCTACCGCCAGGCCAGCATGACCGGCTCATGGGACACCCCGTGGCCCGGCATCACGACGGTGGACCTGCCGAAGTACGAGTTCTACGCAGAGGACGAGCGATGACCGACCAGACCCCCGCACTCGACGCCGCCCTGATGGCCTTCCAGGGTGAGTTTCTGGTGGTGCCGCTCGACGGCGCCAACGAGCACTTCGGCTCCCGCTACGCCACGCTGCCGACCATCGTGCAGCGCATGACCCCCGTGCTCCGCTCCCACGGCCTGATGTTCAAGAGCTGGACCGAAGTGCTCGACGGCGCTACGCACCTGGTCATGCTGCTGCTGCACGTCGAGACGCAGGAATCCATGGTGAGCCGGATGCGCCTGCCCGACGGCAACCCGCAGGGCATCGGCTCCGCGCTGACGTACTTCCGCCGGTACACCATGCTGACGATGACGGGCGTGGTGGCCGACGGCGACGACGACGGCAACGCAGCGTCGGCGCCTCCCGTGCGCGCCGCTCGCGCCGGCCGCCCGCAGGTGCAGATGATGTCCCGCGAGCAGTTCGACGCGCTGCGACAGTGGGCCTCGCAGGTCAACCTGGAACAGATCTTCGACGAGATCCTGAAGCGGCCCGCGACGTCCGACGACATGACGTTCGACGAGGCCGCCCGGGTGCTTCAGCACCTGCACGGCACGGAGGACAAGGGCAAGTAGCCCGAACGTCGGTGGGGGCGGCGCTGAACAGGCGCCGCCCCCACCTACCCCCAACTACGGGCACAGCACGCGCCCAGGAAGGATGATCCCATGGCTGACCTGGTCACCATCGACGAGTACCGGCGCCGGATCGCGAAGGACATGGCCGAAGAGACGCTGCGCGTGAGGATTGCGCGGCTCTCGAAAGAGCTGGGGTGGTTGAGCTACCACACCCACGACTCGCGGCGCTCCGACGCCGGCTGGCCGGACGTCGCGTTGGTCCACCCCAAGCACGGCCGGTTCCTGATCCGGGAGCTGAAGCGGCAGCGTGAGCAGCCCACACCTGATCAGCGCAAATGGCTGGAAGCGCTCGCCGGCGCCGGCGTCGACGCCGGCGTCTGGCGCCCCATGGATCTACTCGACGAGACCGTGCTGCGCGAGCTGACGGCATGAGCGGTCCCCGCGTCAGCTTCCGCATCCCGCCGGACACGAAGGCCGTGGCCACGGAGATCGCCGCCGCGAACGGGCTCACGCTCGCCGGCATGGTGCGCGAGTTCCTATACCGGTACGTGGCCACCGGCTCCGCGCCGGCGAGGAAGCTGCCCAACACCCGCGGCGCCCGCCCGGTCACCATCTACGTCGGCGCCCAGCTCGCGCGAGCTGCGCGCCTGCACGCGGAGCGCAACAACGAAGATCTCTCCCGCCCGATCGTCGAGTTTCTGACCCGGACGGTTGAGCAATGGCAGGCCGAAACTGCCGAGAAACCCCACACCAACACAGCACTCGAACCCACGGAGGCACCATGACCAGCAACCGCACCCACGCGCTCGTGATCGCCGGCGGCGTCCTCGTTCTGCTCTTGACCGCCGGCGGCATCGGCGCCGCCCTGTGGTCGGAGTCAGCGAACGAGACGACCCGCACCTGCGCCGTCACCGACAAGGACCGCACCACCGTCAGCAGCGGTGACAGCTCGCGATCCGACATGCGGATCTACACCGCCGACTGCGGCACGCTCGCCGTCAACGACCTGATGACCCGGGGCCAGTTCGATTCGGCGGACATCTACGCCAGCATCGAGCCCGGCGCCACGTACGAGATCACCACGGTGGGATGGCGAATCCCGTGGCTCTCGGCGTTCCCCACGGTGCTCGGAACCCCCGTCGAGGTGACCCGATGACGATGCCCTCACGCCTGATCGACGACAACGTGCGAGAGGCCGCCCTGGGCATCCTCGAATCGGCCGGCGAGATCGATGAATGGGACCTGGCCCCGACCATCGTGCTCGTCGCGGAGACGGCCGACAAGCCCGCCTGCATCCCGGTGCCGATCCCCACGACCATGTGGCTCGACAAGCACCCCGCGGCGGTTCTGCACGGCATCGCCTACGGTGTGTCGAATCGGCTGATGCGGCTACAGCTCGAACCGCCGATCACACCCAACGACATCCGTGGCGTCATCCTGTTCACCGAAGGGCACGACGTCCGATTCGACGAGCTGACGGCCGCCGAACAGGCCACGTTCGAGGACTTCAAGGCACGGCACCGTCTGTCGGAGCACCCGAAGGCGCGAGAACTGCGCATGGCGCAGATGATGGACCGTGCTCTCACGCCGGCGCTGGCCCGGCACGTCCGCGGCGAGCCCGTCTCAGACGAGATCGTCTACGGGTTCGACGGGCGCATTCCAGATGCCATGTCTCGCGTCGCTACGGCGCTGTTCACGTCATGGACAGCGGAGGCCGAAAAGACGAACTGACATACCCGTCCGGGGTAAGGGGTGGTCAATTCGGCCAACCGGCGTGATAATGGGACCGACCAGACACACCGAACACGAGAAAGCGACGGAGCACGGAGGTGATCCTTATGAGCCAGGCAACGCCCATCCGAACCAACCAGCCCTGCCCGCACGGGGAGCGCACCGACCGCACCACTCGTGACGGTGAGCCGATCTGCGCTCTTTGCCGCGTCGAGGCCGCGCGCCTGCGTGACCTTCCGGCCCCGTCCGTCGACTGGCAGATGCTCCGGGCTGCTGACGACACCCTGACCGACAGCGACCCACGGGTCAGCCTGGCCGACGGGTTCGCCGCGTCCGATGCGGAGATCCTGGCAGCTCTGTTCCGTGACGACTCGCGCGGCCGGCGCCTCCGGCACCGGATCCGCGCCGCCCTGTAACGTCGACCCTGCGCCCCCCTGGAAGCCCACTCCCAGGGGGGCGCAGTCATGCCCCCAGCGAGAGGAACCCCATGCGCATCACCATCGACATCGACACCAGAGACATCACAGCGGACGACCGGCGCGTGCTCATGGCGCTCGCCGGCCACGACGCCGGCGAGCTGCGTATCACCCGGCTCGACGAGCCGGCCCCCGCGCCGTCGACGCCGGCGCCCCCGCTGCCCGTCCCCGTGCCGGCGGCGTTCGCGAGCAAGCTGGGGGAGGCCGTGGCGCAGTTCAGCCCGCGGGGGAGTGGGTCAGAGGCCCGGCTCCCATTCGCGCAACAGGCCGGCGTGCGCACCAGCTCGACGATGCCCGACGACGACGAGCCGGCCGACGGCGACGACGTCGACGCCGTCGTGCAGCCGCCGCCGGCGCCCGTCCGCGTGCCGCGCTCCCTGGTCGAGGAACAGCCGCCGGACCACCCGGGGGCACTCGTGCGTGAGGCCGTGCTGCGGCAGCCGATGGCAGCGCCCGTGCGTCACACCAGCCCCTGAACACCAGAAAGCCCCGCACCGGTGAGTGCGGGGCTTTCCTGTGGAGTCTTGCGGCTCGTCGAGGGTTCGACGCGCCGATCATACAGGGATCATGGCCCAAACCTCGTTGAGCGCGGTCGGGAACCACGACGTCACCAGCGGCGTCGAGCCGACGACGAACGAGCAGACCACGAGGCCCCACTTTTCGCCGCTGCTGATGTGGCCGTCACGCAGCCACCACACGAGCAGCCCGACGCAGATGATGACGACGGCGCCGGAGTACACGCCGCCCGTCTCGATGGACTGGTGGAACACGGCCTGCGATACCAGGTTGGCCAACCAGTTGATGAGCCCCGGCAGCACGCCGCTGATGATCGGGGCCGTGCCGATGACGAACGAGCACGCCACTAGTGCGAAGGCCCACGGGCCGCTGGTGCGCCCCTTGCGAATCATCATCACGAAGAACACCAGGGCCACGAGGCCGGCCCCTGCGCTGTAAACCACGTCTGCATCCCCTTGTCTCGCCCGGTCTCGGCTCCGGGCACCTGAACCTCTATGTTGACATATGCACCGTGACCGGCGCAAACATGTTCGGCAATGTTCTCGATGTCGTGTCCCGTGAAGATCCACGCCACGGCGCTCGCCGGCGCCTACCATGCAGACACATCGACCCGGACACAGGGGGACCAATGCCGTACCGCGCCGACGCACCCGACGTCGTTCTGCCATGCCGACCTGGCGATAACCGCGAGCTGCGCTACGCGCTACGGTCCATCGAGAGGAACCTGCCGTACCACCACATTTGGATCGTCGGATCCTGGCCGGCATGGCTCCGGCTCGACCACCCCCGCCTGACCGCCGTGAAGCGCCCCACCCTGACGCCGAAGTACCGCACCACCCGATCCCACTACCGGTGGGCCTGCGAGAACCCCGACATCACCGACCCGTGGATCATGTGGAATGACGATTTCTACCTGCTGCACCCGATCGACGAGTTGCCGCCGATCCACCGCGGACGCAACGACCAGGTGCTGCCGGCGTTCGCCGCCTGGCACAGCAAGTGGGCCGAAGGGCTCCGCCAGACCGACGCGAAGCTGCGCCGGCTGCTGCCCGGCGTCGTGCTCTACAACTACGACATCCACACCCCGTTGCTAGTGCACAAGCGTCACATGCGCCGCGCGCTGACCATCGCGGAGGCCATGCGCATCGCCGCCCCCCAGGTCCGCACCCTCTACGGGAACCTCGCGCACCTGGGCGGCACGCAGCTCCGCGACCCGAAGTTCTACGCCGCGAACTCCGTCCCCGCCGGCACCACGTGGCTGTCGTCCCACGAAAACACGTTCGCGAAGGCCATCGAGCCGCACCTACGGCAGGCCGGCCTCACCGGGTTCAGCCCGTTCGAGATCCCCGGCATCCCCGACCGGGCGCAGACCCGGAACCCGAAGGCCACCGATGCGCGCTACAGCATGAACAAGCGCCGCATGCGGTACCGGGTGCTGAAGACACCGGACGGCAACCGCGTCGTCCCCGAACAGCCGGCGCCGGCCCCAGCTCGAACCACCATCGGAAGGCGACGATGAACACGACCGACCCCCTCACCCTGATCGTCTGGACAGCGCTCATCGGCCTCGCGGCGTTCCGGCTCTGGCGCCTGGCCGCCGTCGACAGCATCACGGAGCCGTTCCACGGCCGGCTACGCGCGTCGACGCACCCCGTGGTGCAGTGGTTCGACTCGCTCGTCTCGTGCCCCTGGTGCCTGGGGTTCTGGTTGGCCACCGGGCTCACCTGGGGCGTCTGGTGGCTCGCGCACCCGTACACCGCCGTCGAGGCAGCCGTCATGATGTGGGCAGCGAGCGCACTGACCGGATGGCTAGGAAGCGACGACTAGGGGCACGACCGCTGACGACAAATGGGGTGAATCCGAATGACCACTGACGCGCTCGACGACCTGCCCGACCCGGCAGACCACCAGTGCAAGCACATCACCGAAGGCGGCCAGCACGCGCGAGCGCAGTGCACCAACGTCGCCACGGTGGGGGACTACTGCGGCCGGCACGTCGAGCACCCGCAGCGCCACATCGAGCGAGCCACCGTGTCCCTGTTCGACTACGTGCAGGCCGCCATGACCGCGCTGGGCACCATCGTCAGCGACGAGAGCGAGAAAGCTGCTGACCGGGTGCGCGCCGCCAACAGCATCCTCGACCGCACCGGCCACGTCCCCGGGCAGGCAATCACCCTGCAAGGCGCCAACGCGAACCTCGACGAAAAGCTGAACGCCATCCTGGCGGAGCGCGCCCAGCGGTCGGACGATGACGATGACGACACTGACGCCGGCGCCCCCGCAGACTGACGTTCTGTGCGGGCTGACGGACGACGAAGTCCGCCGGCTCTACGCCGACAGCGCGCCCATGGAACGGGTCGCGCTCGTGAAGCGCCTGGAAGCGTGCCGGCAAGCGGCCATGAGTCTCGGAGATCTCGCACGCGACGTCGTCGGGCGCACCTACATCGCCAGGCCCCAGACGGATGCGCTGATGGCCGCCCTGGGCAAGGCCGTCGAGCGAGCTGACCAGGGCCTCGACACCAACATCATCGTCAGCATGCCCCCGGGCTCCGGGAAGTCGCAGATCGCGTCCGTCATCTTCCCGCTGTGGCTCACCCTGAACCGGCCGACGTGGGAAATCGGCCTGATCAGCGCCGAAGCGTCCCTGGCGGAGAAGTTCAGCAACGACGTCAAGATGCAGTACGACCAGCGCGGGTCGACGAAGAGCATGGGCGGCGTCAAGGCGTGGACCGTAGGCGGCAAGGGCGGGATCCTGGCCCGCGGCCTGACCGGTGGTGTCTCCGGCCGGCGCCTGAAAGTCGCCATCATCGACGACCCGATCAAGCACATGTCGGACGCGTACAGCAAGACGATGCGCAACAAGGTCTGGTCGCTGTGGCGCTCCGTGATCAAGCCCCGCATGCGCCCCGGCGGCATCGTGCTGTCGATCGCGACCAGATGGCACGAGGACGACCTGAACGGCCGGCTGATCGCGGGGAAGGACGAAGACGACTGGCGCCAGATCGTCTTCCCCGCCATCGCGGAGCCGGGGGACACCCTGGGGCGTGCCGTCGGTGAACCGCTGCTGTCCGTGCAGACGCACGAGACACCCGAAGAGGCCCTGGCCCGCTGGGCGAAGATCAAACGCAGCGTCGGCACCGCGGTGTTCAACGCGCTCTACCAGCAGCACCCCGGCGATCTCGACGGCACCGTCTTCAAGCTCGCCTGGTGGCAGTACCACTCGCCGGCCGACCTGCCCGACGCCGACCAGATCATCACGAGCTGGGACCTGACGTTCGGCACCGGCGGCGAAGAGACGGGGGACTGGTGCGTCGGCACCGCCTGGCAACGCACCGGCAACCGGTACTTCCTACTCGACATGATCCGCTTCCGCGGAGAGTTCACCGTGCAGCTCGACCGCATGCGGTCGTTCATCGCACGCTTCCCGAACGCCACGGCGCACCTGGTCGAGAAAGCGGCCAACGGCGCCGCTGCGATCTCGACGCTGCAACGCGAGCTGAACGGCATTGTGCCCGTCCCCGTGAGCGCGTCGAACGGATCCAAGATCGTCCGCGCGCAGTCGGTCGCTCCGCTCGTCGAGGCCCACCAGGTGAGCCTGCCGGAGGGCATGCACTTCGTCGACGAGTTCGTCACGGAGCTGTCAGCGTTCCCGACCGGCGAGCATGACGACATCGTCGACTCGACGTCGCAGGCCCTGACCCGCATGCGGGAATCCGACGTCGGCCCGGTCGAGGTCTGGACAGACCGCCCGCGGCTGGGCGGCTGGTAACGTCGCATCAGGTCCAGGTGAGTCCGGGCTCAGATGCGGTCCAACCAACCAGCACGGAGCGGCCCGGCGTCTACGGGATGGCGTGGCCCCGCAAGGGGCAGCGGTTCGAATCCGCCACCTGGCCCCTAGTCTTCGGGGTTCGGCACGCCGAACAGCTCTTTGTGCAGGTTCTGGCAGTAGCCCCAGACGTCGAACGTGCCGGCTTCGGCGCCGGCCTCGCGGGTCACGAGCCGGTGGCACCTGGTCAGGTCCCCGTCGGTGCCCCACTTGATGCGGACGCCGCCGGCGCCCGTCTTCCAGTAGTTCTTCAGGCGCTCCGTCGACATCGTCGCGGCGGTCAGCGGTTCATCTTCCATGGATCGATGGTAGGCAGGCCCCCTCATCAGACCGCGGAGAACCGGAAAACGTGCAGGTCAGCAGCCGGTTCCGGCGATTTATAAGCACCGCTGATAGCGTCGTCG